ATGGCGCGTGCGCTTAATCAGCTCTCCGATGTCTACGTTCGATCGAACAAGCTCAAACCCGGCCGACATAGCGATGGTGGCGGCCTCTATCTGAACGTGGCCGACGGCGGCACGAAGTCATGGCTCTTTATGTGGGCTCGCAATGGAAAGCGTCGCGAGATGGGGTTGGGCAGCTTTCCGGCCGTTTCACTCGCGAAAGCACGGGAACGGGCGGTCAATGCTCGCTCCGCCGTAGCTGATGGCGGGGATCCGATTGCCGATCGAGACAGGGAAGCAGAACCGACGTTCGCGGAGGCGGCGGAAAAGTTCCTGGCCAGCATGGAAAAGGGTTGGCGGAACGAAAAACACCGAGCGCAGTGGAAGACGACGCTTGAGCATTATTGCGAGCCGATGCGCGCCAAGCGCGTCTCCACTATCACAACCGACGATGTGCTGGGGGTGCTGACGCCGATATGGAACGACAAGGCGGAGACGGCGTCCAGGCTGCGCGGCCGAATCGAGCGTGTACTTGACTTCGCCCGGGCTCGGGGCTGGCGCCACGGAGAGAACCCCGCTCTGTGGCGCGGACACCTCAAAAACGTCCTGCCAGCTCGACAGAAGCTGCAGCGAGGTCATCACGCCGCGATGCCCTATCAGGATGTTCCCAAATTCGTTGAACGGCTCCAGGCGGCCGAGGCGATGGCTGCGCGTGGTCTCGAATTTCTCATCCTAACTGCAGCGCGCTCCGGTGAGGTGCTGGAGGCCGATTGGTCGGAGTTAGATCTCGCCGCCGGCGTCTGGACAGTGCCAGCCGTCCGAATGAAGTCAGGCAAGGAGCACCGCGTACCACTCTCTGAGCGGGCGCTTGCGATCGTGAAAGGCCTCGCCGAAACCAAAGTGAATGACTTCGTTTTCCCTGGCGCTAAAAAGGGTCGACCGCTTTCCGTCATGGCATTCACAATGCTGATGCGACGCATGAAGGTCGGCCAATACACCCCGCATGGATTCCGCTCAGCGTTCCGCGACTGGATTGGCGATGAGACCACTTTCGCCCGAGAGATCGCCGAAGCAGCTTTGGCCCATGAAGTCGGCAACAAGGTCGAACTGGCCTATCGCCGTTCTGACGCCTTGGAGAAGCGACGAAAGCTCATGGACGCTTGGAGTCGGTATTGCATAAAGCCAGCCGTTAACAACGTTGTGAACCTCAAACGTCAGGAGCGTCGCTAGACGAACATTGACGAACACAGGTGTTTCTGATTCACGCTTTGAGTTGAAGGACCGCGCTAGAGTTCTGGTTATCCGCTTCCGATCAAAAGCGGGAGATAACTCGACACGCTGTACCAGACTATTGCGGACGTAACGTCCCGCCAGCCCTGCCTACCGCGCTGAGCAAAGCCGCGGATGGGCCGGGCGGGTTGGTTGAAGCGACCGCCACCACGCTCTCTTCCCAAACGGGGGACGGGGCTTGGTGGCGGTCGCTTTTTTTTGGCCTCGAGAAAGCGAAAGGAGTTTGTCGTGAGCGAGGTGAAGGAAATGGCGACTGGCAAGGTCGCCTACTCGATCGAAGAGTTCTGTCAGGCCTTCGGCGTCGGGCGCACGAAAGTCTATGAGGAGATTGAAGCGCGCCGGCTTTTGGTGCGCAAGTCGGGCCGTCGTACACTCATCCGCGTTGTCGATGCACACGCTTGGCTCGATAGCCTACCAGGTGGCGCATGAGCACGCGGAGCTGGCAGAAAGACCGCAGCCGGCAGTTGCTCCGCAACCGTGGCGCCGAGGCCTCCAGCCGGGAGACGCCGGCAGACATCGAGCGAGCAGCGCGCGGTCTGCCGAAGCGGCGAGATCCTCGGCCGAAAAAGGATCCGATCGGCAGGGCCGCGGCGTGGCTTATCGAGAACCGCCCGCGGCTCCGGGCAGACAGCCTGCATCCGGTTCCGGAGTTGAAGCGAGCTTTCGGCCTCACTGCAAAGGAGTGCGTCGATGTGATCCGACGCGCCAACGATTTGGAGGCGCAAACGTGAGCACAGACATGCCAAAGCCGGAGACGACCCCAGAGCCGCGAAAGTTTAAGTGGCTCGACGCTGTAGCCTGCGACAGTGAACTTTCGCCGGCGGTGTTCCGCGTCGCCTACCTGGTCAGGTGCATCTACGGTGACAACGAAAGCGGTAGATGTGAAGCCGCAATGGACACCATTGCCCGTCGTCTCGGCGTCAATGAAAAGACGATTCGGCGCGCGGTGGATCAGCTCGAAGATCACGGATACTTGTCGATCACGCGGCGAGGTTGGAACCATACAAACGTCCTGTATCCAACCATCCCGGAGCGGACAAAAAAGTCCGCCCCATCAGACGACGAAACCGATTCTGGAGCGGACAATCCTGTCCCTACGGAGCGGACATTTGGTGGGACAAAAATGTCCGAGTCTCTCGCTTCTGTTCTCGCCGATCTCGCTGGGGCCGGCGTCAAGCCGGTCCCCTCGTCGAGCTCTACGATTAAGGAAGGGCCGTGCTCTACGTCTGAAGGTAGTAGGACCGCGCCTGACAGCGCGGCCCCTACCTCTTTCAACGTCGATGACGACTACACCATCCCAGGCGTTGGAGAAGGATGGATAGTTGCCATTTCAAGCCGTCAGCCGTTGGTGATGATGATCCGCTCGCGAGACGACGATGGCATCAGCACCGACTATCGCGTCGAACACATGCTGAACGGAAAAGAGCGAGTGACGGAAATAAGCCTCGATGAGGACCTCGACGACACGATTCCGGAGGCCGACGATGACGCAGCTTGACCTATTCGATCAGCCACCACGGCCCGCCCGTGTTGTCGCATTCCCATCGCACCGCATGCTCGGCGCCGTCCGTCACGCCGCCACCATGATCGCCGCAATGCCGGCAGGCCGTCGTCAGACCAAGGAGCTCGAGCGTCAGACGGGTTTGTGGCATGTTCGGCTGCTTGTCGCCGGTGTGCCGGCCGCTGAGATCGAGCCGGCAGTGATGCGCTGGCGGCAGGAGATCATCTGCGAGCTGCTTAGGCGTCGGCGCTCTGGCGGCAGGATCGGCGAAGGGGATGCTGCATGACCGGAGACGATGATCTCGACGATCTCGAGCGGAGGATGCGCCGCAAGCTTGGCGCTGAGGCGACGCCCGCTCATCCTCCGCAGCCTGAAAAGCAGCCCGCGCAGCACCTTGCTGCGGTCGAACGCCGCCAGATCGAGATCGAGACGGTTAACGATGGCGAGATCACGCGGCTGATTTTTTACGAGGTGAAAGGGGCGAGGCGACATCTGCTGCAAAGGTTTACCGCGCAGGCTGCAGCCCGTGAGGAGGCCGGTCGCCTTGAGCGGGAGGGAGCGCGGGTCAAATGGCTCGCCATTCGAGGCGCCAAAAGCACATGACATCGCCAGTCCGGAAGGGCCAGAGCCCCGATCGGGTGATCTGGGGCGCCAAAGGCATCGGCGCCCGCATCGGGCGTTCCGCGGACTATGTCCGCTGCGTTCTGGCGAAAATGCCGGGGACGCCGATTCGACGCTTCGGGCGCGATATCTGCGTTGTCGAGACTGCCCTCATCGACTTCTTCCGGCCGCTCGCTGACCCGCCTGACGGCGACTAGCCCGTAGAAACCCGCTCCAGCCCACTCAAACCGGTCGCGCAGCCGGCGCCGCTTCGGCGACATTGGCGGCGATGTTTCAGTGGTTGCGCCGCTCCCGTCCCGATATCGATCAGAAGTCGACGCTCGCCGCGCCGGACGCTGAACTCTTCGAGGTTTTCACCGGCATTGCGGCAGGAGGCGCCACGATTTCGTCAGCCGGCGCGCTCACGGTTCCAGCCGTGGCTGCCGCGATACGATGCATCAGTGAGGCCGCGGCGACACTCTACGTCACGGTCGAGCGCCGTGATGGCAAGGCATGGACCGAGGATGACGAGCACCCGGCCGGAATTTTTCTCCGCGGTGAAGTCAATCCTTGGACGAGCGGCTTCGAACTCATCCGCGATCTCACCGCCCAGGCGCTCTGCAGCGATGCCGGTGGTCTCGCCTGGGTAAACCGGGTCGAAGGCAGACCGATCGAGATCGTGCACTATCGGCCAGGTTCGCTGACCGTCGAATTTCCCGACATCACGATGGAGCCGATCTACAGGCTTGACGGTCAGGTGATGCGATCGGCGGATATCATTCATCTCCGTGGCCCGTTCTCGCGCTCCCCGCTGTCGCTGGCACGTGACGCGATCGGCGCCGCAAAGGAGATGGAGCGCCATGCCGGTGGCCTCTTCAAGAACGGGGCCCGTCCGGGTGGCGTGATCGAGATCGCAGGCTCCATAGGGGACGCCGCACTGAAGCGATTGAAGGCAGGCTGGCGCCAAGCGCATGAAGGCGGAGAGAATTCCGGCCGAACAGCCGTCCTTCACAACGGCGCCAAGTTCAACGCGCTCACGCTGAAGTCCACAGACGCTCAATTCCTCGAGTTGCGGCGCTTCCAGATCGAGGAAATTGCCCGCGCCTTCCGGGTTCCGCTCGGCCTACTCTACGAGATGACGCGGCAGACCTGGTCGAACATGGAACAGGCGACCCGCGAATTCTTGATTTTCTCATTAGAGCCGTGGTTGCGCGCCCTCGAGGCCTGCTTCAATCGGGCGCTGATCCCGGCCGAGGACCGCGCTGTTGTTCGCATCCGCTTCGATCGCGACGACCTCACCCGGGCCAGCTTGACGGAACGCGCCACGGCAATCAATTCGCTCCGTGCTTCAGAGGTCCTTTCAGCCGACGAGGGTAGGGATTGGCTCGATCTCCCGCCGCGCGCCGACGGAAAGGGCGGAAGCTACGACAATCCCAACATCACGGTGAAACCGGCGACATCACCGAAGGTGCCGGCCTGATGGATCGCCTGTTCGTCGAAACCAAGATTCTCGCCGACGATGCCGGCGCTGTCTCCGGACTCGCGTGGAAGTTCGGGGCTCCGGACAGAATCGGAGATTGGATCGAGCCCGGCGCCTTCAAGGGGGTGAAGCTCCCGCTGCCGATGCTTTTCGGCCACGACCATAACGATCCTGTGGGGACGTGGGATCAGGCCAGCGAGAAGGCGGATGGTTTGCACCTCGTCGGCAAGCTGCTCGTCGACGACGTCGCCCGGGCCCGGGAGGTTCGCGCCCTTGTGCGATCAGGAGCGGTGCGAGGCCTCTCGATCGGCTTCGTCACCCGACAGGCGAAGTCGCGCCCGGGCGGCGGCCGCACCATTACGAAACTCGAGCTCCTGGAGGCGTCACTCGTGACGCTCCCGATGCACCCCGGCGCGCGCGTCACCAGCGCAAAGTCGGCAGTCCAGGCCCTAGCAATCGCCGAGGCCATCAACCGCGCGACGGCCGCGCTTTCCGTGAGGAGAAAATGAAGCACGTTTCCAAGAACGCGCTGCTTGGCAGCGTGGCAATCATCACTTGCAAGGGCGAGGGCGACGATCCCGCTGCCGTCGTCACCAAGGCGCTCGAGGACCTCACCAAGACGATCGATGACCGCCTGAAGGCTGTGGACACCGCTATCGCCGCCGGCGTCGAGGCCGAGCTGAAGAAGCTCAACATCGAGAAGATCACCGGCCGGCTGGACAAGATCGAGGCTAAGGCCAATCGTCCGGGCATCAAGCAGGACGATGATACCCTGAAGGAGCCCAGCGAGGAGCGGAAGGCCTTCGGCACCTATCTCCGTATGGGTGATCGCCTGCCCGAGGAAGAGCGCAAGGCGCTCACCATCTCGAACGACGAGCAGGGTGGCTATCTGGCGCCGCCGGAGATGTCGTCGGAGTTCATCCGCAATCTCGTCGAGTTCTCGCCAATGCGGTCGATCGCCAGCGTTCGCAACATCGCGTCGGAGTCGGTCAAGTATCCCAAGCGCACCGGCGTCAGCAATGCGCAGTGGGAAGGCGAGGCGGAAGACAGCGATGAATCGAATGTCACCTTCGGCCAGACCACGGTCCCGGCGTCGAAGCTGATGACCTATGTCGATCTCTCGAATGAGCTGCTCGCCGACTCCGGCGGCACCGCGGAAGCCGAGGTTCGCATGGCGCTTTCCGAGGACTTCGGTCAGAAGGAAGGCCTCGCATTCGTGTCTGGCTCCGGCGTGAAGCAACCCGAAGGCGTTCTCACCCATCCCGACATCGGGTTCACCATTAGCGGGCACGCCACGACGATCACTGCGGATTCCCTGATCACGCTGCAGTACGCCTTGCCGGCTGCCTACAGAAACCGCGGCACCTGGACGATGAACGGGACGACGCTGGCGGCCGTCCGCAAGCTCAAGGACGGTAACGGCCAATATCTCTGGATGCCCGGGCTCACCGCGGGCCAACCGGAAACGATCCTCGGTCGTCCCGTGGTCGAGATGCCCGATTTCCCGAATGTCGGCGCCGGCCTTTTCCCAATCTGCTTCGGCGACTTCGACGCCGGCTACCGCATCGTCGATCGCCTCGCGATGTCGATCCTGGTGAACCCGTATCTGCTGGCCACCAAGGGTCTCACCCGCATCCATGCCACGCGCAGAACCGGCGGCAAAGTCATCAACCCAGCTGCGCTGCGCAAGCTGAAGATCTCGGCCTCCTGATCGGCGGCCGGCCCCCCTCGAACCTGAAGGAAGAAGGAAATGCGAGATCTCGCACACAACATTGCTGCGGTTGCCGCCGTAGCGCCCCAAGTGCTCGCGGCGACCGACACCTCGGCGGCGATCGACCTCAAGGGCTTCCGCTCCGCGGCCATCGTCATCAACACCGGCGCGATCGTCAGCTCCGGTAACTTCACCGCGAAGCTGCAGGAGAGCGACACCACAACGAGCGAAGACTTCGACGACATCGAGTCCAGGCACTTGGTCGGCGAACTCCCTGCCGTGCTGGAGGCATCGAGCGTCTACATGCAGGGCTATATCGGCAACAAGCGGTACCTGCGCACGGTGATCACGAAGAACTCGGGCACGTCGATCGCCGCCGGCGCCGTCATCGTCAAGGGCTCTCCGCTCGATCAGCCGGTGGCCTGACGAGCGGTCATCGCCAGATCGGGGCCGGCGATCTGAACCGGGCGCTTTCCGCCCTCCTTGGGCGCCCGGTTCTTTCTCTCAGCAATTAGCCAGTCGAGGAACGTATGCCGACACGTCCGTCCCGTATCTGCTCATGTGGCAAGCGCGTTGCCTCAGGCGCGCGCTGCGCCTGCGAGAGGGCACGCGACCGCGAGCGACCTTTCGCTCGCCAGCGCGGCTATGATGTCGAGTGGCAGAAGGCCGCTGCTGCCTACCTGCGCGAGCCTGGCAACGAGCTCTGCGCCTGCGGTGCTCCAGCGACAGTGGTCAGGCACCGTATCAGCATCCGCGCGCGTCCCGACCTCCGCATGGATCGTTCGAACTGGCTACCGGGCTGCAGGTCCTGCAATGCCCGCGACATGCACCGCGAGCGGCGAGCGGCCGGGGGTGGTCGGCAACTTTTGGCCGAGGGGGTCGGGACCGCCCGGGGTAGCAGCGCGGGAAAATCTCGAATTCGGTCTGATTTTTCCGATTTGGAGTATTTCGTTCCGTGACCCAGGGCAGGAAGCCGGCGCTGCGGGCGATCGACGGCGGCTTGAAGGGCGTGCCGAAGGTGCCTGACTACGTCCCCACCGAGATGGCGGGCGAGTGGAAGACGCTCGCGGGCGATCTCGCGAAGCGGAAGCTGCTAACGTCCGCAATGCTCGGCGTGCTGTCGAGCTATGTGATCGCTCTTTGGTCCGTCCGACAGGCCCAGGCGGCGATTGCGAAACACGGCGTCCTGATCGAGGCCGCGCACAAGAACATGAAGCCGAACCCCGCGAACGGGCTGCTGGCAAAGTCGCTGGAGGCCGTTGCGCGCCTCGGCGCCGAACTGGGCGTCACGCCAGCGGCTCGATCGAAAGCATCCTTCTCCCCGACAGGAGAGCCCGCCGATGACGGTGCGCCGCCCGACTTGGATATATGATGGCACGGTGATCGACGATCCGTTCGGCTATGGCGAGCGAGCGGTCGACTTCCTGAAGCGTCTGCGGCACCCGAAATCGCGGCTGCCAGATCAGGCCTACGATCTGTCGTTCTTCTGGGAGCGGATCGTCCGGCGCATCTACGGTCCGTGTGATGGTAAGGGCAGACGTCTGGTCAAGACCGTGTTCTGCCTGCTGCCTCGTGGCGCCCGGAAAACGTCGATGGGTGCCGGGTTGTCGCTGCTCCATACCTTCGGTTACGAGCGCGCCACCGGCGGCCAGGCGCTCGCCGCGGCGTCGGCTGAGGATCAGGCCACCATCGCTTTCGACGAGGCCCTCGCGATCGCGAAGGCGACGCCCTGGATCGCCAAGGCGGCGAAGCCGACTGAATCGACCTTCCTGCTCGAGCATCCGAAGTCCGGGGCTTTCTTTCGAGCGATCTCGTCGGATGGTGGCGCGCAGCTCGGCAAGACACCGAATTTCGTCCTCGCCGATGAGCTCATCGCGTGGAAGAACCGCGAGCTGTGGAAGGCGCTGCGCACCGGCCTGGTGAAGGTCGCCGGCTCGTTGCTTATCGTCATCACCCAGGCCGGCCGAGGGCAAGAAAATCTTGCCTTCAAGATGCTGGAGTATGCCCGTAAGGTCGACGACGGCGAAATCGACGATCCCGGCTTCCTGCCAGTGCTGTTCGAGATGTCGGCTGATGCGGACTGGCGAGACGAGGATCTTTGGCACCTAGTGAATCCTGGTCTCGCCGAGGGCTTCCCTGACCTCGATGGCCTCCGCCAGCTCGCTCGTGAGGCGGCGGAGCGGCCCGCCGATCGTGACGACTTCCGGCAATTCAACCTCAACGTCTGGCTCGATCATTCGTCGTCGCCCTTCGTCGATATGGCCGTCTATGACGAGGGCTCCACGGCGATCGAACTCGATGAGCTCGCCGGCGAGCCTTGCTGGATTGCCGTCGACATGGGGCTGACCACCGACCTGACGGCCGTGGTGGCTTGCTGGCGGGATGGAGAAGACGGCTTCCAGGTCGCCGCTTGGTTCTTCTGTCCTGCCGACAACCTGCAGGGCCGCGCCGACCGCGACGGAGTTCCGTACCCGCTTTGGGCAGAGCAGGGCTTCATCATCGCGACCCCGGGCAACGTCACTGACTACTCCGCGGTCGAGCAGCATATCCGGGATCTCAGCGAGCGCTTCAATGTCCAAGAGATCGTCTTTGATCCCGCCTACGCGCAGGCAGTCATGGCGCCGCTGACGGCCGATGGCTTCCCAACGGCGACCATGCGCCAAGGCTGGATCACGATGTCGCCGGCGGTGAAGGAGTTGGAGCGCGCGATCGTTGGTCGCCGCCTCAAGCACGGTGGCAATCCCGTCTTGCGGTGGAACTTCGACAACATCGCGGTCGAGACCGACAAGGCCGGCAACCGCACCTTTCACAAGGGCCGGAGCAAAGATCGTATCGACGGAGCCCAGGCGGCTGCCATGGCGGTGGCGCGCTGCGCTGCCGGCGACGTCGGCTCCATCTACGAGAGCGAGGCCTGGTCGGAAGAGATGGCGTGGATTTGACGATGCTTCAAATAACACCCGCCACCATCGCGATGCTGCGCTCCGCCCAGGTTAACGCTGATGAAAAGATTCGGGCGACGCGCGCCGCGGCGATGCAGCCGAAGATGCGCACGTTGGGCGACAGGCGATTTGAGGAAGTCGTAAAAAAGGTGGTCGTCATTCTGCGGAGTGGGCGGGCCTCAAAGTTCGAATTCGAGGCCGCTTGCCGGCACGGTCTGCGGCGCGCGCTCTGCCTGCAGGGCTGGAGGTGGCAGGATGCCGATAGTGCGGCCGCGGTGGTCGTCGACACCGCGCTGCGTCAGATCGGGGCCGTGCGGCCCTCCTGGCAGCAGGGGCAGCCCGAATGGACTCAGGATGGCCACGCACCGGTGGAACGCACCCGCTGCGTTCGCTGTGGCGTGAAGATGCCGCCGGCGGGCAACGGCAATGATAGAAAGTTCTGCTCCTACCTCTGCCGAAACGCGCATAACCTCGCTGTTGCCAAGATCTCCGGTGAGCGTGTCAGCCGTGCCGAGTATTTTGCCCGCAAGGCGACGGAGACCAAGCGTCGGCGCGAGGAATCGGAGTGGGACTGCGAAGAGTGCGGGAAGGCCTTCGTGCCGAGATGGCGGACCGCGATCCACCAGCGCTTCTGCTCGCCGGCGTGCAAGTATGCCTCAATGCGGCTCCCCAAAAAAGTATGTGCCAACTGCGGGACCGATTTCCAGCCTCCGACTAGTCACCATAAATTCTGCGGCCGGGAGTGCTCGGAGGAGTTCATCGGCAACGCGCTGCGAACGAAACCGCGGCCATGCGCGCGGTGCGGCACGGTTTTCCGACGCAGGGACAGCAGACTCAAGTTCTGCTCGAAATCCTGTGCCATGCGGTCGCTTAGCGAGGCGACGCTCGACGATCGGCGGCCTCCGAAAACCTGCCCGATCTGCACGACGGTGTTCCGGGTGAAACCGTCGTCACCGAAGACGTTCTGCTCGAGGGAATGCGCTACAGAGGACCGGATGCGGCGGTCGGCGCTGATGGCGCCCGACGCGAAGCCTACGCACGATCCGACCCACCCGGATTTCGCCCGCACCGTCCGCGAGATCGAACGCGGGAACCGGCTGCGCGCGCGATCCGCGGCACGCCTCGCCATCCGCTGCGAAGAGATCCCGCCGCTCGCACCGGACGAGATCGCACCGCTGCAGCCCGCAGAAACCGACGAGAGCGTGCTCAATCCGGTCGCGGCAGATGATGCAGATCAAGGATGATCGCGGACGCGCGTTTCAGGCGCTAGCGATTGTGAAGGGTGTATAAAAGCTATGACCGGTATGATCGATAGCAGCCAGGTCGTCGCGATCTGGCGGCCGCCCTTTGCCGAAGGGGCGGCGCGAAAGGTGACGTTCCCGTCGGGATCGACGCTTGCCGACATGGTGGCGGCGATGGACTTCCTGCCGCCGGATTTCGGCGATCGCGGCTCCATCCTGATCGCCGGCCATGTCATCGACCGGGAGCGATGGGGCAAGGTCCGGCCGAAGCCGGGCGTCCGCATCACCTTCCACTACGCGCTGGCTGGCGGTGACGACGAAGGCGGCCGGCGCGGCAAGTCCGGCGTGCTCGGACTCGTCATCGCCGTTGCAGCGATCGCGGCCTCGGTGTTTACACTAGGGGGTGGCTTCGCATTCCTTGGGGCGCCCGCATTCGCGCCGAATGCACTCGGAGCAAAGCTTCTCGCATCTCCGATGAGCTTAACTGGCTCGCTTCCCGTGGAGGTTCTGGAATGAGTTCGATCTATGCAATCCGCACGCCGACCGGCTTCGGGATCCTGACCGACCGCGCCGTCTGCGACGTTGAGACTGGCATCTTGGCCTCGGTCGAGCCGAAGATTTGGTATCGGTCTGGCACACGGTTTGCAGCGGCGATGCACGGTCATCCGTGGCGTGAGAATGTGCATGCCATGGAGGCGCTCGTTCAGTCACCCGGATTAGACGATGCTCAAGCGATCCTGTCGGACGAACTCGAGCGCATGAAGTACGCACTGCAAGAGGGACCCGTGTGCTTCGGCGTGCTGCTCGCCGGCTATTCCGAGCGCGCCGACGCTTGGCGCATGCTCTACGCCAGCTTCAATGACGTATCCGATCGGCCGTGGTCACTTGTTGACGTGGGCAATGAGTGGAGCCGCGGCGCGGCGCTAACCGTCGAGCAGATGCGGCCCATTTTCGCGGGTATCACACAGTTAGATGAATTTGCACTGCTCGATCGAGGCGCTGGTTTCTTCGAAGCACAGCGGCGGACCAAGATGGAGTCGCCCGGTTTCCTCCCCGCCTACTTGATTGGCGGGGGCGTCGACCTCACCATAATCGACAACGCTGGCGTCAGGCAGGAACGGTTGCGCGACTGGCCGGACGTGATCGGGCAGCCGATATCTCCGTGAATGACAGCAAGCATCTCCGGGCCTGTCTTTGCCTTTCCCAAACCACCTAGTCGGTGGGCTTACCTTTTCCCTTAAAGGTCTTTCCTCTTTTCGGCACCCGGGCCTTGACGCGCGCGACTTTTTCGGCGGCGGCTTTCTGCCTTGATGGGGCAACAAACGTGTCAAAAATGAAAGCTTCCAGGGTGTCCATAAGCGCGTCGAGGTCCTCTACTGTTGGCCTCCACCCACGATGAACTGATGCACTTCCTGCGTCTACCAGGACGTAGAGGTGCTCGCGGTCGTGTTCCTTGATCAGCTTTCGTTCAACGAGATCCTCCAACTTGGCCCGAAAGGGAATGTCAGGGTCCACACCGAGGATCTCTGCAGCAATATCGAAAGATGTACGCACTCCAATTGCGGCGAGCATCATCAGATCCTGGTCTAACGCACCGTAGAGCTCAAACAGCGATCGATCCAAGTCTAGTGTCGTCTGGTCTGTTTCGATTATGTTTGCGGAGAACCAGTCGGGGCGTTCCCGCTTTGATTTGGCGGGCCAACTCCGGATGGTCTCGACATGTTCGGTGATCACATCGCCGTCAGGTGCATAGTACTGTTCATAGTCCTCGGAATTGGTCGAAACGGACTGGGCAAACACGTGGTCGCATCCGCGACAAACCAACAAATACCAATCTACGTGCCACATATAGTGGCCATCGCCTTCCGCGCCGCGCTCAGATTGATGCCCGGCAATTTCGCAATTGCGCTGGCCGCGGCACCTCGAGCAAAAGGCCTTAATCAAGCCACCAATTTTGTCGCTCGGCATATTTTCCCCTATGGCGTAGCAGATCGACCCAAGCTCGTTCTGCCCTCGTGGTGAGGCGATAGCAAAGCTCCCCAAGGGCTACGTACAGCGGTGAACATCCGCTAAGGCGCTGAAGCGTTGTCGTGCCAGGCCTCAATCGACTTGCAAAGGATGCCCACAAACATCGCGCTAAACAACACCTCGGAACTGCCATCTGGAGTGAACTCGTAGATCGCATCCGTGTCGTCTGTGCCCCACGTGCCCAGATACTCGCCGTCTTTAGTCACGACTGAGCCGTCGTCGAGCAGATTGATTTTGTAGCGCATGAGTAGATGAGGTGTGCGGCAAACAAAAAAGCCGAGGTCAGGATGATCTCGGCGTGATCGGGCGCTGTCTCACGTCGAAAAACAGGCCCGGCGAGTTTTCCGGCCAACCGGCGAGGGCGATGATTGCAGTTCGTGAAGGGCGCTGCATATATCCCCCGGCAACAGGCATCATGAAATCCTCGACGACGACTTCAATTACGAGCTCGGTTTTGGCCTCATCACGGTAAGCGGTAACGACGTATTCCATCTTGTCAGTCATGCGCCAAGGCTCTCCTGGAAATTCTTAGAACGGATCACGTAACTCTTGCTTCGATGGATGAGCGGCGACACCCGCGCGCACTTCTTTCCAAATGTGATCAGGGATGCGATGCGGCCACGCCAGAATGGAATGGTGCCCTGGCACGATGCTGACATACCCCTTGGCAACTAGCGGCTCGAGCAGCTCATGATTGAATTCCGCGAGAAACACCTGCGTGTTTCGGTGTCCTGCCCACGCCAGAATGTATTTTTCCTCATCGGGCAGGCCGGCGAGGCCTTCTACATGCTCCGCCTTTGCCCTCGCTTTGCGCCGGCGCCGGAACGGTCGGCCGACTAGATCGAGCAACCATCTGACAAGGGCAACGAAGAGAATGCCGGCACTGAACCATGCGACAACCAATGCCACACCCAACGCCCAAGCTGGAAGTGTAGCAAGGTACCGAACACCGAGATGATCGCTGAACAGCAAGCCGGCAGAGCCGATGAACGCCGCTAGGGCCGCCGGCCACGAAGCCGTCATCGCCTCGATGAACTCTTTGATGCTTGTCAATCGACCGCCCCCGGCCAAACTTTGCTGCATCGACCGATATAGATCATTTCCCACGAAGGAGGAAAGCTCTGCCCGAATCCGATGGTGACGCATCGCGCAGGCGGAGCTTGCAAGCTCCGCCGCGGGAGTTGACCAGCGTCCTACGAGCCGTCAACTTCGTAAAAGTTCTTCTCGCCGTTGGGACAATTCTCCCGTAGTCGTGCGACGCACGACAGGATTGAACTCTCCGACGTGCCGTAGGCCTCCTCCGAATGTCCGCAGCGGTCGCATGTAACCTCGACCCCTTCGACGGTGCCGTAGTCGCCGTCTAGATCGACATAGGACGTAGTTGTTGTAACTCTTGCCACGATCCCCTCCATCCCACGGGGAGGATGCGACAATTGCCAGATACTCGCAAGCTACTCCCCAGCCATGTCAGATCACCGCCGGTCTCCCAAGCAGTAAATCTCGGCGTTCTTGAGGTGCGAGTTTCGGAGGCAAGTTTGATACGGGCTGAAAAACACAAATAAACCAGCCGCCAGAACAATAGCTCCTGCCACGATCAGAGCTGCCATGATGCGCGTGTCCATGAGTCCCCCCTCCACCCCTTCGCTCTGGGTGAAAGGTTTGCCGCATCTGTGGTATGCGGGGCAAGCTGTCAGGGACGGGGAAAATCTCAGAGTGTACGCTTCGGATTTACCGACCGTTCACGATGCAACTGTGGACAACCGCGCAATCCGTTCCACCGACGCGATACTGCTGCTTCATACCCGGATGCCACGCGGTAGCTATCTCAGAACATTGGCGATCAGAGCGGCAGCCGCAGAACGTCTGCGGGAGCGAGCGCGGTTCACTGGTGCGAGTATGAACGGCCGACGGATCTGGACCGAAGCAGAGGACAAGATCTGCCGCTACCTGCATCCTGACCTGCAGGCAATTCGTGCTCGGCTGTCGGATCGGTCCTACCAGGCAATACGACAGCGCTGCAACAAGCTCGGCCTTTCCCCAAAGCGCCATGTCTGGACGGCTGCTGAGGTCTCGCGGCTCCGGAAGCTATATCCTCGCGCGACCCAAGCGGAACTGCTCAGCGCCTTTCCATTCACCGACATGCAAGGCCTTATGAGCAAGGCCAGTAGCCTTGGATATTGTCGGGAGAAGAAACCGTACGTACCCACCGGGCACCAAGTCCTGGATCAGATCCGCGAGCGATGTCGCGATCTGGGGCTGATCATGAAAGAACTCGATGACATAGCCCGCTCAAAGCGCTTCTTTCAGAAGCAGGGATGGCGGGGGAGCACATTCAATCATCGCGTTCTTTCGCGATCCGTGAAGACCCTGGGCGGCAGTCTACGGGTCGAGTGGGACGATATCGAATAGCCCTTCCCCCGAAGGGGAGTTGACCGAATCTGATCGTGAGAGCATCGTGCCAAGCGGAGCGTAGCAACTCCCGCCGAAGGCCTTGCCGGGCCGTTTGGTACCCAGAGCGATGGCGAGGCGATCCTTGCCGGGATCATTGAGCCATCGAAACGAACGAGCCGACAAGCCGTCGGCGCGAACCGGCGCACTATGCCGGGAAGGCGGCGGCTATGCAATACCCGCGAGGGAAAGGCCGTCGCGCATCGTCTCTGGCGATGTTGCTAACTTCCCGGCGCCAGTGCTGCCCACTGGCACCCGGCCGTAGCAAGCCGGCAATCCAGAGAGAAACCTTTCATGATGATCATCAACAGACGTACCGTGCTTGGCGGATTGGCCGCCATTCCGGCCACAGCGGCTGCAGGAGGCGCATTGCTGCCTGGCGACGGCCCCGACATCGGCGAAACGCCTATCACCAGGCTGCGGCGCCTCTGTCGCGAAGCTACGGCAGCGCTCGATGAGCGCAATGCGAGCTCGCCATTCGAGCCGGTGGCGCTGATGATTTATCCAGCTTCGCACAATGGCCCCCGCGTCGTCCTCCTTGAGGAGGTAGCTTATCCAGGGCCAGATAAATGGCGGGCAGGGCGCCTCTAGGGGCCCCCTCGTCGGAATGCCCGCCGCCCGAGGCGGCGGGCTACTTCATTCCAGTTCGGTCTATGGCCTTCATGAGCTTGTCAATCTCGGCAAGCGAGATCCCATCGATCTCGCCAATCTTTGGCGCCTTGAAAGCGTAGCCTTCCTCTCCCTCCCTCTTTTTTGTCAGCTTCATGCCCCGGGCTTCGGCCTCCGCAATAAGGCGCGCTTCATTCTCGGGCGTGTGGGCAGCGGTGATCGCTTCTCTCCGCCGCTGGATGCGGGCTATCATCCCTTCGATATCCCGTTTCATGGACGCTGCCTCCGTCAGTTTGGTTGGCAGATAGTCCCTCGATTCGGGCTCGGATCAAAGCCGCCGCAAGGGAATTCGATCGGCCGCAGAACTCGGCGACCGTATCGTCCATATCGCAGGCCGCGCTAGATTTGCCCTATGATCGGTATTTGGCTTCGCCGGGTGAGGGCGGAAACCTCGGGCCCGCCGCAAGACGGCGGACAACCCCTACGTTCCAGTGGGGAAAGAAGTGGGGTAAATGTCCATAGCGTTTAGAATAGTTCTGTATTTACAATTTCTTACCAGAAATTTCTGGCGGATGGGGTGGGATTCGAACCCACGGTGACATCACTGCCACGCCGGTTTTCAAGACCGGTGCCTTAAACCGCTCGGCCACCCATCCATCGCGACGCCGAATCGCCTGACGTCCGATCCGCGCTTTCAACGCTGTGCGGCTCGTCGCTTCTGCTCTAGGGGCGCGCACGCCCGGAAGTCAACCTTCAGCGGCAGCCGGCATCCCGCCGTCGAAGCCAGCTCCGCCACATTCCTGCCCGCTTCCCGACATAATCGCTTAACAAGCTGCTAAGCCTTCCCGTGCATATTGAGGGGCAGGGGGACAGGTTACGGCGCATTCGCGAGTCGTCAGGGGACAGTT